TTTGATGAGAAATTTAAATTTAATGATGGACATATTAGAAAACAAGAACAAATTTTGTATATGGAAGACTTGCCAACTATTGTAAATATGGCTCAAGAAGCAGGATTTTTAGTTCATGCTAAGATTGATATGGTTAAATGTGCTTATGAACACCAATATTTGTATGTATTTGTAAAACCAAATTAAAATGATATAAATAAATCAATTTATATTATTTAATGGAAGAAGTTGATGTTATTATTGAAATATCTAAGGGTGGTCATATTAAGTATGAATACGATAAAGATAGAAATATGTTAATTTGTGATAGAATTCTACATACTCCAATGAAATATCCATTTAATTATGGATTTGTTCCAAATACATTAAGCGAAGATGGTGATCCATTAGATGTAGTTGTATTAATGGATGATGAACTTGTTCCAGGTTGTTTAATTAAGTGTAAAGTTTTGGGGTATCTTGATACCAAAGATGATGCTGGAAATGACCCAAAGATAATTGTTTGTCCAGTTAAAAAAATAGATCCGTTGTGGAAAAATGTAGATAATTTATTGAGTATTCATGATGTAAATTTGAATTATACTCAAGATGTAAATTATTTAATTGAATATATTAATAATAATAATAGTTTATCTTATAAGGAAAATTGTGGAGTATATGGTCTTAATATTAACCCTGTAATTTTAACACGTGTTAAATATTTTTTTCAGCATTATAAAGATTTGGAAAATAAAAAGGTTCAAGTTGGTAAATTTTATAATAAAGAAGAAGCTTTAAAAATTTATAAAGATTCTCTTGAGAAATTCAAATATAATAGTATTCAAAAAACAAAGATAACAAATTTCTTCCAGAAGATTTAATTGTTCGTTTTTGAAAATAATTAATTATATTGTATAAGATTAATATGTTAGAATATTTATCTTATATATTATGTTTTGGAATACTTATTATATTTTTGATATACATTTATATTCGTGTAAAATATGGTTTTTGGGTATTACAACCCGTTTTTCATGTATATGATTTAAGTTATATGTTAAATCCTCCAGGTATTATTCAACATTCGCTTCCTGAAAAAAATAAATATACAAATTTTAAAGATATAGATACAATAGTTTTTTCAGAACTAACATCAATTCAGAAAACACGTTTTACTAATTTAATAAAAGTAAATTATTTACAAAATAAAGACAATATTTTCTCTCCAAAATCTGAAAACATAATTCCATATTTTATTGGTTATAATGATAAATCGTTTATTTCTTTTTACTATAAAGATGAACATATGATTGACTTAAAAAAAGGCACTATGATTACAGACCGCCAGATTATTGGTGCGATGACTTCACGACCACTAAATGTATTGATTAATAATAAACAAAACTCGAAATTTAGAGTATATTATGTTGATTATTTATGTGTTGATAAATTATATAGAAAGAAAGGAATAGCTCCTCAAATAATTCAAACACATCATTATAATCAAAGATATTCGAATAAAAATATTGTTGTCTCTCTATTTAAAAGAGAAGATGAATTAACCGGGATTGTTCCTTTATGCGTTTATTCTACATATGGATTTCCAGTTGATAAATGGACAAAACCTTCTGATTTATCTGGAGAATATAAGTTATTGGAAATAAATGGCACTAATTTTAGATTTCTATATGATTTTATTAGAGAAAATTATAGTAAATTTGACATCATAATTAATGCTGATATAGCTAATATATTAGAATTAATAAAAACAAAAAATATTTTTGTGTATGCTATTTTATGTGATGAAGAGATAATATCTTGTTATTTTTACAGAAAATCATGTGTTCAGATTGAAAAAGGTTTAGAGGTATTAAGTTGTTTTGCGTCAATTTGTAATTGTGATGAAAATATTTTTATCCAAGGATTTAAAATAAGTTTTTGGAAAATATCTGCTGAAAATTTTTTTGGTTTTTGTGCTATAGAAAATCTTTCAAATAATAATATAATTGTAAACAATATTATTCTAAAAACCAAACCATTAATAATAAGTCCAACAGCTTATTTTTTTTATAATTTTGCTTATCCAACATTTAAGTCAGAAAAAGTTCTAATAATAAATTAAATTATTTATTTTCAGTTGTGTCTTTTGTAGCCTTAGGTTTTCTTGGTGCCCGCTTTTTCTTTTCTTCTGTATTGGTTTCAGTAGATTCTTCTTTAATAGAAGCTTTTTTTGTCACTTTCTTTTTCTTTTCTGTTTGAGGTTCTTCATTTGAAACAGGTGTTAAAACTGGTGTAGATGTAAGTGTAGGTATTGGTGCTAGTGCTGCTGGAGTGAGTTCAATTTTTTCTTGAATTACAATATTATCCGGCTCTTTTTTTTCCTCATCATCACTCGCTTCATTACCATTACATTCCTCACAATATTTGCCAAGTTCAATATATCTTTTTCTTTGTTCACGACCAAGAGTTCTACACTTACGAATGAGTTTGTTAGTTAGATTAAGATTACGAATATCATTTTTTAGCTCTTGATTAGGCAAAAATACTTGCGGACCATGTTCCATTAAAAATATCTGGTTCTTCTTATTATAAAATAAAATAGGTTCACCTGTATTATCAAGTTCAATAATACCACAAGTACAATAATCAACATGTTCTACATCATCCCCTCTTTTACATTTAATGTCAATACAATCTACATCATTAATATATTCTTCAAAAAAATCCTGAGCTTCTTCTCTATTTTCAAACATAAAAATTTTTGGCGGATTAATAGTAATAGATGTTAATCTAATTCTTGCTACTTCGTCTTGATAACATTGAAAATCATAACAACCTTCATGTTTATTGTGAATTATAAGATATTTTACCATACGTTACATTACTATAGAAAGATTGGTTTAAATAGTTTATTTTAATTATTTATATGATAACATAAAATACTAAATATTAATATTATAAGTTTTTAATGGTTAAAATTATCTAGTATATTTTCCGGCTCTTACAAAAGTATCCGCAATAAAAATAATGAATATTCCTAAAAATGAATATAATATTACTTCTTCTGTAACATTATTAGTTTTTTCATCTTGTTGTTCTTCCAATAAAGATATCATGTAATTAAGTTTTTTAAGTAATATATTATTCGAATCTTCGTTCATATTATTTGAATAAGAATTTTGAGGTTCTCTATAAGGATAATATGGTCTATTAACTAAATTTTTTTGTTGACTATAACCAGGTAATACTGATTTATAATATTCCTCAATTGTTTTACTATCACCATAATTGTTGTAATCATTTAAATCTAAATTATCACTACCTTCATAATTAGGACTAGGTGTTTTTCCAATAGTTCTACCTAAAGGAGTTACAAAAGATTCAATTTTATTTTGTGCTGGAGGAATTGTTTTTTGAGCACCCATTGATTCTGGTTTAGGTGGTGGATTAAAGGTATTCTTATCATCGTCATCGTCATCGTCTGTTGTATTATGTATTTTATCAAGAACTGAGTTTACTTTATTCGAATCGAAATTTTCAATTTTAGGATACTTTCTTTGAGTCTTTTTATGACGTTTTTGATTTAGAATATTATCTGAATTATCTGAATTATTCGGTAATGTTATATTTGAATTATCATCAATTGAAGCTGCAAAATAAGCTAAAGACATTCTCTTATTAAAAATTTAGATAATAATTTGTCAAATGGACTGAAATAAAAAATTAAGAAATAATTATATCATATAATTTATATAAATGGATTTAAAGTTTGTTAGTAAAAACAATATGGGGATAGTTATTACTCTTATTTTAGTTATATTGTTATCTCAATCCAGATTTTTTGATTTTTTAACAGAAACATCTTTAGGTAGAATGTTTATTTTGGTGCTAATTATTTTTATTTCATATACAAATAAATTCTTGGGTTTATTAGCTGTGTTATTTATTATAATAGCGTTTAATCACTATGACATGAATGTTGTTCAAAGTTATAATTACTATGAAGGCTTTGATGCTTCTGGTAATTCAACAGCTTCAGCAATTATTCAGGATAAAATAAATATTGATAAAGCTAAAGAAGATATAATGAAACAGAAATTATCAGCGTTAAATAATCAAGCTAATGCTTCTCAAACAGCTACTACAACATCTAGTGCCACTTCTGGAAGCACTACTACAACTAGTGGAACTTCTGAAAGTTTTGGTGGTAGAGAAGGATTTTGTATGACAGATAGAGAATCTAATATATTAAGAGGAAAACAATCAAATACAATTCCCGTATTCAATAATACGCGTGACCAAGACGATGTTAGCCCAACTGATAAATCAGTATTTTCAAGCTCATATGCTTCTTTTTAATTTATTTTAATTATATATGAATAAGTTTATATATAATTCAGTGTTTTTATTATTAATAATAATTATTTTAGGATGTATTTTTACAAATAATTCCTATCAAGAAGCGTTTATTCCAAAAATAGTAAAAGAAACTTATAGACCAATACAAAGAAATATTAGAAGAAATTTTGAAGGGTTTTATGATAAATCGTCGACAGATATTTCTAATCTTTTTAGAAAATTTGGCATATTATAAAAATATAATAATATGTTATTTTAGTATAATGTCTACGACTCAACCACCACAACCAATAAATGTAAATAATCAATCTCCTAATCCGCAAGCAGGTGGTAAGACCACAATATTTACACCTTTATTTAATGGTATTTCTTACATGAATCATCACATAATGTATTTAAATAATAGCAAATTTTTTGCTGGTGTTATTATGATTCTTCTTAACGTTGGTTCAAAGTTTATTCAAATACAATTTAGCAAATCAACAGAAGAATATATGAAATATTCGGTAAGCAAACAATTATTAGTTTTTTCCATGGCATGGATGGGTACTCGTGATATATATACAGCTTTAGGTTTAACTGCTGTTTTTACTATTCTCTCAGAGTATTTGTTTAATGAAGAAAGTTCTTTATGTATTGTTCCTCATGAGTATAGAGTTTTACATAAATTACTAGATACAAATGAAGATGGTGTTGTAACTGAACCAGAATTAGCAGCAGCAATAGCTGTTATGGAAAGAGCTAAGAGAGAAAAACAGCGCAAAGCTCAAAAAGATGCTTATTCAAAATTCGATTTCGAGAGATTTCAGTATGGTAATTAGTTATAAAATAATAATAATATAAATAAAATTAATATAATATATAATGGATTATATTAATTTATTTTTGGTCTTCTTCTTCTTTCAAATTTGCGATTGTCAAATGTTACGTGGTCATAAATCTCCTGAGGTTGTTAAAGAATTAGATGTGAGTAAATATGTAGGTAATTGGTATCAAGTATATGGTGCACCAACAAATGTTATTTTTCAGGGATATGGTAAATGTCTAACAGCTCAATATGGATTATTAGAGGACGGAGATGTAAGTGTATTAAATAGTCAAATTAACTCTAATAACGAACTAGAGCAAATATCAGGTTATGCTTATTACACAAATACAAGTGAACCAGGTAAGTTAAGTGTTCATTTAGATGGTGTTCCAGTAGACTCACCATACTGGATAGTAAAATTAGGTGAAGTAGTTAATGAGCAATATCAATATAGTATTGTATCTGTTCCTTCAGGAATTTCTCTCTGGGTTTTGACAAGAGATATTGATAATTTTTATAATAAATATGATGAAGAAGTGAAAGATTACTTAGAAGAGAATAATTTTAAATACGAAACAATAGTTCAAGATGATACTTGTGAATATTACTTTAAACCTCCTTTGGAGACCAATTACAAATCAGAATGTCAAGTAGCGAGTTATTTAAAATCCGCAGGTTTTCCTCAATCTTCACTACCGACAATGGTTTGTATTAGTAAATACGAAAGTTCATTTAATTGTGATGCAACTAATAAAAATACAGATGGTTCGACAGATTATGGGTTAATGCAGATAAATAGTTATTGGTGGTGTTCTGGCGATCCTTTATCGAAATATAATGGATGTAGTGCAACATGTTCAAGTCTATTTAATTGTCAAAGTAATGCTAATTGTGCTTATACAGTATGGAAACAACAAGGATATAATGCTTGGTATGGTTACAAAAATCACAAAACAGAATGTGATAACTATAAATTAAATTGTTAAATATATATTAAAAATACTTAAAGACCTTTAAGTTTTAATTTAATATATATTATTTATTCTTTATATCATAAAAAATAGATATAAAATTATAGATTCTTACGTGTTTTTCTTTTACCACCTTTGTTTTGAACTAAATTTTTCTTTGTAGTATTTTTTGACTCTGGATATACAGGTGGTATTACATATGGTCTTCCTGTAAACTCAGAAAATGCTTTTCTAATAGCATTATATTTAGAGTTACATTTTGATTGTTTTAATTGTTCTGGAGTTAATGTTGTTCCTGGATGAACTTCCATATCAATTGTTATAGTATATGCTATTTTTGATGAATCTACTTCATCCGGTTTTTTTGTTATATAAAATGGTCTCGAATAACTATATGGTTGTCTGTAATTTGGACGATATGGATATTGATAATTTAAATTACCACCACCATCAATATCACTTAGTTTATCTTCACTCCATTGTAATGAATATTTTTTTTTACGGGAATTAGGGAATCTATAATCATCTTCTGAATCTGAATCATCTTCTGAATCCGAATCATTACGTATTGGCCTAGGTCTTAATGGATTAGGTTTTTTATCTTTTGAATCTGAATCATTACGTATTAGCCTAGGTGTTAATGGATTAGGTATTTCATCTTCTGAATCTGAATCATTACGTATTAGCCTAGGTGTTAATGGATTAGGTCTTTCTTGATTAATTCTTAATTCGATTGAGTTTTTTGATGGAAACATATCATCAAAAGAACTTTTAAAACTTGGCCACAAACTAGTTGGATATATTTTAAAAACAGAAGAATCAATATTTTCCATTAATATTTTTAAGACATTATTATCTTCTCTTTGTAATTTATTCATTGTAGAGTATATTGTTGCATACATTAGTATTAAAATATGAAATGGTGGTGGTACAACTTTCGATTTAAATATTGTAACCCATTTATCTTCATATACATTTTCACGTCTTACTCCTTCACCAAATATTTTTATACTTGGTTTTATAAAATAATTAAATCTTATTAATTCATAATGATTATTTTCATATAATAAAAACATTATTTTATTAGAGCATTGTTCATTTGCCAAATTTTTATTTAACAATAAAGCTTTTAATCTATTTACTATAGTTGTTCTTATTTTAACTTTTCCACTTTTTTTTTGATGTTCATATTTATCGATAGGGATTATACATATATTTAGAATACTGCATATAGCTTCAATAGCTATATCATTTGCCCAATAATTTTTACTCATAATATAACTATGAACTTCATTTCTTTTTAAAACTCTAAATGGTGTATTATAATTGTCAACTTCTATCGGAATTCTCTCTGGTTTATAAATTAAAAAATTAGAACTAGAAAAATAAGTATTGTTTAACTCGCTTAAATATTGTTCTGGTGTCAGTTCTGTTACACCTAAATTTTGTTTTAATCCTTCAATTGAATCACTGAATTTCATATTTAAAAGCTCTAATTGTTCTTCTGCAATTACTAACATATTGTTGATTATTTCATCACCCAAATTTTTTATATATATTGTAACTATATACCTTAGTAAAGTTGTTGTATATAAAAGCGTCTTACCATAATTACCATGATATATCTTAGAATCTTGATTTTCATAATTATATATATTTATACCATCAGCAACTGCTTTAAAAAAACAATCCCCATCTTCAGGACTTTTTATAATTGATACTTGATCACACAATTTTTCATATAACTGATTACTTAAACCAGGTTTTTTTATTCTAGGTTCTGAATTTGTTACATAATAATAAAATGCTTTTAGACTTTGTTTATTGTGATGTGAAAAATAATCGAATATAGATGTAGCAATATATTTATATGTTTTGGTTTTAAAATAATTCCTAAAAAAACCAGTATTTCTAGTATTAGATTTAATGTCTTCTTTAAATGTTTCAAATAATCTTGCTTCTTCAGGAGATATTTCTTCTATTTCTGGTGGAACAGGTAGTCTAAGTGGTTCTACTGGTGGTTTGATTACTAGTGGCGCACCTGGTCCTGTTTGTCCTATTGGTGGTTTGATTACTAGTGCTTGAGGAGGAGGTGGACCTGTTGGTCCTATTGGTTGTTTGATTACTAGTGCTTGAGGAGGAGGTGGACCTGTTGGTCCTATTGGTTGTTTGATTACTAGTGCTTGAGGAGGTGGGGGGACTTCTTGAGGAGGTGGGGGACCTGTTACCCCTCTATAAGCGTCTGCTTCTGTTTTTATTTTTCCATGTGCTACTGGTGGTCCAGAATAGTTATTTCCAGTTATTATAGATTCTGGTAATTGATTTAATTGTTCTTCACCACTAATTATTTCATCTTTTACAAGTTGAGTATATAATTGTGGGTCAACAACTTTGTTTGGGTCAATCTCTTGTTTTTTTTGCTTAATTTCTATTTTCCAATCTCCAGTTGTCCATTGATGATCAGCTATTACATATGGTGTTTTACCTATGTATATTACAGAACCTGTTGGAAATATTGAATTTAAAGTTACATTTATATTATTATCTACATATCCATTTCGTGTTGCTTGAACTAAATTTTTAGCTGGTGTTCCACCATTATAATTAATCAATGATTGAAACAAACCCTTATTAAAAAACTCTTTTATCCTATATTCTTGTGGTATTTTATCTATTGTGGATTGATGTAATTTAATTAAAGGATTAAATTTAACGCCTTTCTCATCACTATCTTTAATAGTCATTGATGGTTTATATTCAATTTTTTGATAACCAGGAACACTTGTTCGTATTATTATATTTAACTGGTCAGGAATAATTACTTTTTGTTCTTGTGTAGTCATACTAATATATTAATATATTTAAAAAAAAATAAAATTGAAAACTTAAAATACATACTAAATAAAGGATACACAATAATAATGTCATTAATTTTAAAATTAAGTGGTTTAATTGAGGGTGAGGTAATCAAAAGACCATCAAAATATATTAAAACACCTTATGTGGCTGATATCAAAATATGTTCAAATAATAATATGATATTAGGGCATTCAGCTTCACTTGGTTGTTGTGGTTTAGCTGATGTTGGTGCTAATATTTTAATGGCCCCCATTTATAAAATTCGTAAAAATACTGATAAACTTCATTGTGAATACACACTCTATTTATCTGTTATTCGAGAGAAAGAACAAGAAATTATTGTTGGAATTCATCCAAAGTTAGCAGAAGATCTAACTGAATCTGCTCTTAAAAATAATTTACTTTCACGATTAATTAATGTAAAAAAATATAGAAAAGAAACAAAAATTTGTGTGCCTGGTTTAGTTGATTCTAGATTTGATTTTACTGGTATAGATCAAAATGACATTCCATTTATAATGGAAGTAAAAAATGTTCCACTAGCTGATTATGAAGATGTTACATCTAAAGAACGCAAAAAAATGTCTTTCGATGATAGAGATATAAATTCAAAGGTGGCATATTTTCCTGACGGATACCGAAAAAAAAGCACTGACCCTGTTAGTCCACGGGCATTAAAACATATTAATGAATTGGCACTTATTAAGCGTATGTCAAAAACTCGTTGTGTTATGTGTTATGTAATACAACGAACTGATGTTGATAGATTTCAACCATCAATAATTGATCCTGAGTATAGAAAAGCATTTAAAGAAGCAGTAAAATCAGGAGTAGAAATTATTACTATGGTTGTAAAATGGACTAGAGAAGGAGAAGCATATTTTGTAAAAGATGATTTGTTTGTAAATTTCACAAATTTATAAGAATTATAAATTTATCGTCTTCTTCTTCTTGTGTTTTTTCTTTTCATTCTATTTTTTCTCGTTTTAGATTTTTTACCTCCTGATAAACCTCTAATTTGAGCTATGCTTGCGCTAAAAGCTCCAGGATTACTAGTTGATCTGCTAAATTGATACAAATAAGCATAATAATAATCCATCACTCTTTCCCATGTAGGAATACTATCAAAACCAACACTAGGTATTCCTAAATGACCTAATACTGAATAAAAATATCCAATTTTTGGATTTTGATTACCATTAATATTTTGCATTGTATTATCAATTAATGTTAATGTTAATAGATTTAATATTTCAGCAGGTATTAATTGTGACGGATTAGTTGCCGTAGCAATTGTTGATGTATTATATATACTACTTATATCATGTATTCTGGTAATATTTAAACCAATTCCTCTACCAGTACTACTAGTACTACTTGGAGTGCTTCTTCTTGAACTACTTGTGATACTTGTAGTAGGAGTTTGACCTTGTAATGCTTGTATGAATTGTATATAAAAATTATTACTTGTGTTAATATAAAAGTAATCAATATCATTTCCATTTAAATTATACATGTGAGATAATGCTACCAATAACTCAAATTCTGATGGGGTAGGTTCATAATCATAACCATCACCTTGTTGATTTTGTAATGTCATTAGACCATTTGAAAATAAAAATAATACTTCATCCAATGTTTCTTTACACATATCATAATTACCCATTAATGCTATTAATATTTCATCAATGGATGGGACTGACGTAAAATTTTCAGTAATAAAACCTTCTACAAATTGTGCGGCTGTACCTGATATTAAACGCAATAAATCACTTAATTCATAAACCTGAACAATATCTACCGCACCACCTTTTTGGTTAAATTTGATTTTGGTATTTGAACCACCTGAAGATGATGGTATATTATATAAAGGTGTTCCGAGTCTAATTGATGGGTAGGCGGTCTGTAATTGTGTTTGGTAAGTAAGTAAGGTTGTATTTAATTGAGTTGCTATATTTGTAAACCAAAATACACAAGCTTCATCACTTGTAGGAGGTTGTTCGGCACTTGTTACACTTTGTGGTTGCATTAAATTATAAATCGATTCGGCCATGTCTTTTGAAAAATAACTTTCAAATAAATTGTTAATAAATGTAAAATAATTCATTTTATGTAATTTATCATACAAATTTTTACTTCCTCTTGATGAACTAGAATTTACCATTCTCTCAAATTTATTCAACACATCATATAAATCACTTGAATAAAATTTGTTTGAGAATTTTATTTCTTTATAATTTCCTGTAACGTTAAATTTATAAAAAGATATACCTTGGAACGTCTCTGGAGTAAAAAATGTATAATCTAAACCTAAAGGATTTTCTCCGGTATATAAAAGTTTAACTTGATTTGGTGATAAATCAAAAGAATCCTTGATTGTCTTCATTACACTACTAATTTTAGGTAAATTTTCATACGCACTTAAAAGAGCATTTACATTTGTACGTATCTCTGGTGTAACTGAACTTATATCATCAATTATTGAGAAAGTTTTCAAATAATTTAATTGGGATTGTAAATCACTGATTTGAACTGAATGAAGTTCACTAACTATTTCTGGTGATGAAAAAGATGTTATCATTTTTGACAATTCTACCAATACAAATATCACATCAATTAATCTTATTTTTATTAATATATTAATAATTAATTCGGAGTGCATTTGTGGCGTTCCTTTTTTTCTTGAATTATCAAAATAAATTCCATTAGCATAAAATTCAGCTATTTTTGTCATAAAATCATTTATATCACTTGCTAATCCTGTTGGAAGTAAAATTTTTTGTAATATTTCAAGCTCTTGAATTAAATCAATAGATTTATGTTTCATATTATTAAATTCTATTAATGCTGGATCTATTGGTACAGAAGGAAATCTATATAATGTCATTTTTTCTCCATTATGCCATACAGTATTTTGTGAAAGAGTTCTAGCATATAAAGAACATAAAATATCAATAGTTGAAAATATTGTTGGTTTACCTTTTGTCTTTGTTGAATGTGTAGCAAAATTTACCTGTTCATAATCTCCACCTCTTTTAACATCAAAAAGTAATCCATTACTAACAAAAGGTTTTAATTTTTGACTTGCCATTTTTGATATATTTAAAATTGAACTAACATTTGGTTGAGCTCTTTCACCTACTACCATTAAATCAACTAAATAATTAACTGATGGTCCTTGTTTTTGGTTGCTTGAGAAATCAAATTTTTCAACTATTCCCGTATTAGTAGCTACTTGTAAACTAAAACCAAATTGATTTGTAACACTAAAACCCTTTGGACTCCTTAAAAATTTTAGCTGTACAGAACTTCCAGTGTAATAATTACTATTAAATAACCATTCTGCTTCAGGGAAGAAATATTCATTTCTATTATTTAAAGCTTTAAATGTTGTTACAGCAGAATCAGCTATATTAGCTGGAGTAACTAACTGATATATTTCAGGTATATCTCTGAAAGTTTTTGCTACTATACCAGGTTTTGCGTCAAACGTAAAATATGCGTTATATGGACCATTCGTAATTCTAGGATAATAATAATTTAAAACAAAATTTGCTATATATCCCATATGAGTAGGATTTTTTTGTATAATACCAAATGAAGAATATGTTTTATGATCACCACATGATAATTCTAATATATAATTTGAACCATTTGAATTAATATATTTTTGAAGTAAAATATTGTTTGAAGGATTTCTTCCTGCTTTTATATAAGATTCTATAATATCACCATATCTCAATGATTCAGTTGTTCTATAATGTAAGGAATCACGTAAACTAGATGCTTCTTCATAGTATTTTAAAACTGTTCTTTCATAGTTGCTGGTAACGGATGATACATTATCACTTGATATTGTTTTCAATAGATTATTTATCGTTTTACCAGATTCTCCTTGTTGTTTAGGTAGTCTTAAATATTGTGACAAATATTGTGACAAAAAAGTCACTAATCTATTTCTAATTTCCTCTTGTTTACCTTCATCTATTGGCTCGTCATCTTCATCTTCTTCATCGTTCTTTGATAATTTTCTTTCTTTCCAAAAATCATGTAATGTATCAAAAACTCCCAATTTCATATTTTCATTAAAGGCCATATTATATATAAATATTTATATTTTATATTTTTATATAATTAGTAATTTTTCTGAAATACCAAATTGTTATGACTATAATTAATAATATAATAAAAAAAAATATATTATTAAATTTACTTTTTAATTGTAGCCATAAATTCTTCAACATAATTACTTGGAATTTTATCGAAACTAACTAATTGTTCATTTAATCTATATTGTTCATAATATTGTTGATTATCAGCCATTTTCTTTTTGAAAAATTCTTTATCTTCAATACATTTTTGGGCAGTTTTTAATCCACATTTTGGAAATACAGATGGAATATTGTCGCTTGTATCACCCATAAGAATCTTAATTTTCAAATCGTCTTGAGCATTACCTGTTGCAGTTTTGCCATCTGCTAGATTTTTATAGGTAAGTGTAAATAAGTCTACGTTGTGGGCATTAAGCTGTAAATAATCTCGGTCACTTGTAATAATATAAATCTTACATAGCGGGTATTTCTCAAGTAAATACTTAACAGAAATAGCAATACAATCATCAGCTTCCAAACGTGGATGTTTTAAAATAGCTTTGGCACCTCCTTTTTGAAAAAGCTGCTCTTCGTAAGCCATTTTGAAGAAAGGTCCACCCATAAATCCGTCTTCAGGTCCGTTAGCACGATTGCCCTTATAATCTTTAAAGATATCATTTCGCCAAATATGTTCTCGTTTACAATCTTTACCAACAATTAGAATAGGTTTAATGGGTTCTTTGTGAATTTTAAGTTTTTTAGGTATTTGCTCTAGATTTTCTACAAAAGTTTTGCGAAATTTCTCAACAAATTTTTCATTTTGATAAGGGTCATCAATTGGTTCTTCTGGGTATGCGTTTTTCCACCATTGTTGAAGCGCAAAATAGCGGTAAAAGCAGTAATAGCTTCCGTCTACAAATATAAAAGTCGGATTCATTGTTGATATATTAGTTTCCATTTATAAATAATATTAATTAGTATTTAATTTATTTCAATTTTAATTTATTTCAATTTTAATTTATTTCAATTTTAATTTATTTTACATAATCTATAAAGACTTATAATAGTTATTAATATTAATATAAACGTATTTACATGTTGTGATAATCTTAAAGTTGCATTTGGTATAAAAAAACGTAAAATATCTAGTGTAAAACTACTGCTATCTATTTTATGTAGTTTACTTAATATACAACCATCAAATAAAATCCATGTCGCAGATATAAATAATGGAATAAAAGCTCCATATTTTAAATATCTAATTGGCCAAAATGGAATAGTAAATATACTTAATGATAATAACAAATGTAACAAAAATATAAATTCCATATATATATATAAATTAGAAAATTAAATTCTTTTATTTAAAACTGCTCTCTGGTAATAATCAGAACAAATTAGTAAATTAAATATGACATTATTAAGTTCGTGTGAATATTCAACTGAAGAACGGGCGTCATGATGTGCGACATTTACAAAATGAATATGTAGATGATATGTTGATGGTTCATAATGAAAAAACGTTTTAATATAATATTCATCCAATCCATATTTTTCTTTGATAATATTTAATGTAACTCTTTTCATATGTTCAAGTAAAGAAATATGGATGGATGTCAATGAACGAATAGAACGTAGTGTAGTATCTCTTGGTAAGCAAAGTATATGTAATTTATCTATGTTTTTACCATCCCACATGTAAGTAGGAATAATAATACAAATTTCATCTCTATACAAAATGGAATCTTGTTCAGAAATTCCGTCAATAATATTATATATCCATCTATCTTTTTCAATGTCGCGTTTAGAAAGATACTTCAAATAATCTTGATATGTCTCTCTAACAATTTTTTTTTCAAAACGACGTAATTTATTAGGGTCATTACAAATAATAAGTTCACCTTCAATCTCAGCAACAGCATGATATTTTTCATAGATGTCATTTTTAAGAACCATTTCTTTTTTTACAATACTATCTATTGTAGTTAGTTTAGATGGAATAAACTTATAGTTGATGTTTTCAATTGTTACTTGCATATTTTATTAGGGTATATATTATATAAAGATATATTTAAATAAATTAAAAATATATATTTAGAAGTATTTAAATTCTTTCTCCCCTACGTAATGAAGAGGGAAAACTACTTTAAAATATTTCCAAATAAATATTTAGTTATAAAAAATCCTAACATTTTATATAGTAATATATTAATGAAATTTAATTTACTCATATTGAGTATAGTTATATTTTCTATATATCATTATTTTATTCATAATGGTTTAGAGAAAACATTTTCACAAACATATTTTAATTACAATTTGATTAATAGACCACTTGCTAATTGTAATAATAATTCTAGTCTAGGTTGTATTGGAATGCCTTCAGGTCATGCTGAATCTTCAGCAGTTTTATTCTTTTTACTTTATTTTTATAAATATATACCATTATGGGTTTGTTTATTATCTGTATCTATAATTTGTATACAACGAATTACATCTAAAATGCATACAATCAGTCAAGTTATAGTGGGTTCTACATTAGGATTCTTATATGCTTTAATATATAAAAAATTTAATCTGTCGTTCTTAGGCTTTTTAGTAATATTCTCTATTGGATTTATATTAGCTTTATTATCGATATTTAAAATTGATAAGCAAGTTTGTGGTCAAATTCCTTCATGGGTTGATAAATCTATGTATGAAAGTATTAAAAAGAAACAGGAGTCACCATTTTACATAAAAATAGCTTCGATATATGGTAATGTAGTTGTTCAAAACATAACTTTTTTAAATTGGAATCAATTAGAAACAAGTCTAGATAAATTGGTAGAGAGAATAAAAAATTCCGAAATTAAATTTGACGCTGTTGTTGGAATCAAAACTGGTGGAGCTATTATTTCAGATTATATTTCTCGCAAACTCGGTTTACCTAATTACAAAATTAAATTATCGAGGGACGAGTATAATTGTAATAAACAATCTATTAATGCTATAGGTGATATTATAAAAAAGACTTTATTCTATAAACAGGGAGAATTTACAATTTGTGAAAATATAGATGATAATTTAGAAGGTAAAAATATTATTCTAGTTGATGAATTAGTTTCAACTGGAAAAACAATGGAAGAGGCTTATAACTATATTAAAGAACAAAAATATGCTAATATTGTGTATCCAACTTGTATAGCACTTTATAAAAATCAATATAAAGGAGAATTACATATTAATAATGTATTTAACCAAACAATTTTAATTTGGCCTTGGGGGTATGACAACTAATCTTTTAACAGAATATCAGTTTTAAATAATTCATTTATAACTTCATCCATCAATGTAATATAATCGTCATTACAAAGAGTTAAAGTTACACCATGTGACATTGCTAATACAAGTTGTGACTTAACAAAATCATCACTAGGTCTTATGCCAATATTAGTAAGTTCTTTTTTTGATAAATATTCCTTAAATTTTGAAAGAAATTTATAGATTTGTAATTGATTAGCCTTTTTAGAAGAATTAATTGTCTCATCAACTATTTCTTCCAAACATGTTACAATATTATTATAATCCTCTCTAGGTATTTGCTCTAATATTCCAGGTGGCTCAAGAATCCCCAAATTTAATAGTTTTTCGGCTGATTCGCGAGGCGTTTTATCAAACATCTGAGTAAAAACATCAAATAATAATCCTTTATATTGTGTTCCAACTTCATAAATAATTCCAAAATCAATAACTCCAATTTTATAGGTATATTTATCTTTGTCATAATCTTTAATAAATAAAATATTTCCACTATGTAAATCACCATGAGTTACACCATGTAATAAAGTTGTTACCAATCCAAATTTAACTACTAATTTTGCGAATGGTTTATAATCTTCTTCTTTAATTTGATTTATTTTAATTCCTTCAATACGTTCCATTAATATGATATCAGGATATTCTTGTGTTACTTCCCTATTTGCTGTTGGTATCTTAACATATTTAAGATATTTACAATTTTCTCTAATTTTATCCATATTATCTATTTCTTCTAAGAAATCTGTTTGATGTCTAATAATTTCAACATTTTTATTTACAACTTCAGCTAATTGGTATTTATTTATAATAGGAATAAATGATAAAATATACATTGAAAATAATAAATTATTAATGGCATCATCCAATTTTTCTTGTATGTTTTTACGTTTCATTTTAATTATAACTTTTGTTTTTGAATTATTTTTTTCGTTACCCATAAAAACCAATGAAATCATACCAGCATTTATAGGTTTCTCGTATCCATATGGTAATTCTATATTGTATTTATGTGACATTTCAACTAATTTGCCTAAATCAATATCAGAATAATTCCATGGAGCATTATCTGTAAATCTTAGTAGTTTATTATTTGTTTTATCATCAATTAAACTATTATTTAAAGCAAATGCTTGAAATATTTTAACATAAAGAATGTTGATAGATGCTAAGCGCATAGATAATCTATCAATAAAGTCAGAATAATCACGAAACAAAAAATATACCATAATTTCACTACCAAAAATAAACAATGCGTTCAGTAGAAAAATGATTGATTTAATATTTTTAACAATATTATTATACATATATTACATTCTAACGTTTTCTATAAATTGTTTTACTCTATTAAATATTTTATACAAAATTAATCCAACTAATTTTTCTACAACTGCAGGAACTAACATATGATTTTCAAATAAAACATTAATTGTAAATCTTACCTTATGTAAAGTAATAATGTTACAATTACATATCATAGTTTTAAGAGGCATTAATTCAGCGTCTATTGGCATACCTTCTGGTCTTTCTGATTTGATTGTCTGTGATTCAAATGTAATATTATTTTCTTTAGATGTTTTTTTAATATGAACATAAGAAAAACGTTGTGGTAAACCTAAATCTTCAAATAAATGTCTCATTAACAAATTAATAGTTGCTTCATGTTCATTTATTATTTTTAAATTTACTTTTTCATAAATATCATTATTTAAATCATAAATAAGTTTTACTAAATTAAAATCTATAATTTTTGATAAAATTATATTATTATTAACCATTTCAAAGGTCAAACTATAGTTATTTTGCTCATTTTTAGTAAAAACAAACCCCTCCTTAGAATATAACTCTGTCATTTATTTTAATGCATAAATAAAATTAAAATAAATAACTTATTTTCATTTACTTAAATCCATCATAATATAACTGGATTATTTCTATTGTTTTTTCTGTTTTATTATTTTCATTACTCCAGTATTCAATTTGTGATTGTAAAGTAGATAATCTTTCATTCCATTCATCGTTTTTATTGGTCTTAATTTTTAGAATACCTGTTTTAGGAGTGATTGACCAACAGCTGGTTATTTTTTCATTATTAGAGCTAATATAATCGTCTGGATTTAATCTTATAAAAACAATTGGTCTGTGTCCTACATCTTGAGATAATTGCATAATGCGTTTATTTTCACAAGAGCAATCGTAATCTGTATGTTGATTTTCATCTACTTCAACAATAATTACTTGATAACCTAAATCACACATTAAATCAGGACGCCTTTTGGAACAACCATCTTCCACCTTCTTATCTAAATTCCAAGTAAAATTTGGGAATTGATTTATTATAAATTGAGCTACATCTGTTTCTTTTGTTTTATAATTTCTTGATACTGGTTGGTCTGGAAATAAATGCATAAAACAACGAAAGCAATGATTATTGTATTTAGGATTTTTATAATTAACTTGACAACATTTACATATACCAGAACCATTACACTGAACACATCTCTCTCTTCTTTTTCCGTGTTGACAAATTTGGTTGCCTTTACATAAGTTACAATAATTTTTCCTTTTGCTATGTTCACATAATAAATTAGGATTACATATCAAACATTGTTTCTTCCTTTTATCATGTGTACACAATATAGAAGGGTTACAAATTTTGCAACCACATTTAAGAATGTTATGTTCACATAAACAATTAGGATTACATATTTTACACCTACATCTCTGTTTATTATGTTCACAAATGCTTATACCTTTACATGTTTTACATGTGGATTTATTCACATTATGTTCACATATATTTATGCCTTTACAATCCTTACATTGACGAATTTGTTTATTATGATGACAAATTCCTTTACCATTACACTCACTACATATATATTTTTCTCTATTATGTATACAAATGCCAGCACCACAACATTGAACACATCTATATTTTTCTTTTCCATGTTCACATTTAGTATGTCTCTTTGATTTAATTGGTTGACACAAAATTTCTTCCATTTATACATTTATTAAAGAAAATATTTTTAAATACTTTATGTGAATTAAGTATTTTCCTTAATATTTTCATTTTTCATTTTTTCTTTTCTCTTTAAATACGCGTTTCTCCTATATTCTTTAAGCTTATCAGGATTTGTTTCTTTTAATTTTTCTAATCTTTTATTACTTGTTTCTATAAATTTGTCTTTATTATTTTCATAATATTTTTTATTTCTTTCTGGGTTAGTGTAATTCTTTAGTCGTTCCTCTAACTCACTTACACGTTGTTTTAATTTTTTATTTTCTTCTAAAACTACGTTGATATCCATATTATAATAGTATATAATATTGATTTTAAATTATTTTAATACAAAGCATCTTTATACATCTTGATTGACTTTTCTCTCTGCTCTGCATAATCTACAATGGGTTTAGGATATCCACTATCTTTATGCTTTTCCCAAGCAGTATCCCAATTATGGATATCCTCGTTTGAAACATCTTTAAGTTCAGGTATCCATGTCTTAATATATTCGCATTTCGGATCGTGTTCTTTTGACTGCGTATATGGGTTGAAGTAGCGGAAATATGGATTAGAATCACTGCCTCCACCTGACGACCAGCCCCATCCCCCGTTGTTGTTTGCTACATCATAATCTACCAAATGCTGAGCATAAAAGCGTTCACCTTCGCGCCAATCAATAAGTAATATTTTTATCAATATACTGGAAGAAATCATTCTTCCGCGATTGTGTGTCCAAGCTGTCTGTAAAAGTTGTCTCTGTGAAGCATCTACAATAGGTATTCCAGTAATACCTTTACACCATGCATCAAAAAGTCGTTTATTATCATGCCATTTTATTTTGTCATATTTTCTATTCAAACTATGACCTAATACATATGGATGATCATATAGCACTTGGCTATAAAATTCTCTCCAATATAGTTGACGAATGAAGGCATGATTAGATTTGAAGGCGTAATACACTTCGCGTATGGAAACGTTCCCGAATTTTATAAAAGCCGAGAGTTGCGAAGTAGGTTTCGATAATTCATCTCTAGTCTGAGCATAATGTTTTATGTTTTTTGCGGCAACTCTTATTTGTTTCAAAGCTTCAGTTCTTCCTCCATGAACTAAAATATCAGGATTTTCTTTCCCAACAAATTTTTTCATGGCTTGTTCTAAAGTAATTTTATTGGATATATGAGCTTCTGAAGATTTAAAATGTATTTTTTTTGTAACAGGTTTTTCAACCTTCAACTTACTAGCGGTTTCATAATAAGGCGTAAACTTTACATATGATTCACCTGACCCATTTAGTACTGAACCAGGTTCGCAAAGGTAATAATCATGATCATATGTTACGAAGATTTTCATTCTTTGACACATTTTGACAATATCATCATCCCTCTCTCTAGCATAAGGAGTAATATCTAAATTGAATGCTACAATATTGATATCCCATGCCTTAATACAATCTGCTATAACTTTATTATTCTTTCCATAAAATGTATGGAGATGACCACCTTGTTTTCTGATTTCTGAAGACAAATTATCTAGTGATTCAATCATAAATTGAACAGCATTATCAGATTTATATTTATTACCTGAACCAACTTGTTCAGGAGTAAAAATAAAAATTGTATATATATTATTACATAATTCCGAGAGAAAATTTAATCCATTATTGTCTATTATTCTTAAATCCCTTCTAAAGATAAATAAACCATTTTCCATTTTTTTGCTCATTTTATATATTAAAATGATATAAAAGTATAACAATAATTTAAAAAATGTCCAATGTGTAGAGTAAATTGGAGTGATTTTAATGTTTATATAAATAATGAGGAACCAGAAATTCTAGACCCACCAATTCCTATCTAAAACTTTAATTTGAGAGCCTTTTTTGTATATATTCATCTCTCTGATTTCATACAAATTTTCAAACCATTCGTTAACAAATTGTCTACAATTATTCTCATCAATTTGTTCACTATACAATTTTTTAACATTCTCTCTAATTTCAATCATAGAATCTACCAATTTATTTAAAACTTGGTCACATGTTCTCATATCAGGTCTAAGCCCAGCTTCAAACAGAATTTCGGAACCCCATGCAACACCAATACCAGAAATTTTTGTTTGGTCAAGCATTAAAACAGCCAACTTCTTTTTGCTTTTAATCCAGCTGTCAACTTCTCTGTGTAAATCAGCTGCTGAACTTGTTAGCCAATTTATGCCGAGTTTTTTCGTTTCTAACTCGTAATTATCAAACGGAATTTGGTGTCCACATATCCAACCAGTATTTATTTTAACAATATCATTATTGTCTAATATTTGAACTTTTCCATTTAAACCAAATGACCAATTTTCACCTTCATTCTCATTTTTAAATATAAATAGATGTTTTCCATATGGTATTGTTTTTTTAGAATGGTAAAACTTATTAATAGCTTCACTTAGAATCCAAATTTCAGGTCCTTCAGGCATATAAATAATATATAAAATATATTTATATTATTTGTTTTACCAATTTGTCAATTGTTTAAGACCAGACCAAAATTCATTGTTATTTTTCTTAGCCTGTTCTAATTGCTGAGCATGATAAAATGCTAATGCGGCTGATTCTTCATTTTTCTGTTTATCTTGATGGTATAATTGTCTTAATGCTTCTTCTTTACTAAGAGGATTAATATCAGTTGTGTCTCTATGTCTTTTATATTCATCAACAGACTTAAATTTCTGAGATTTATTAAAATCTTCTTCAGTAACAGGAATAACTGATTCAGCATAAGCCTGTCTTAAATCAGTATAACCCATTCCACCACCTCCTGTAAATAAAGAACCTGATGTAAAATTGCTATTATATTCCATTAATGAAGAACCTCCAACAGAGGATGAGTTAAAAGAATCACTAAAACCTTTATATGGTGTTAATGCTTGTATCTCTTTTTTTCTTTTTTCCATTTCTCTCCCCATTGAATCTTTATTAATATTTTGAGGAGTAAAAATTATGTCTTCGTCTGATTTTAACC